GCAAACTCGAACTCTAAACTATAATTTATTTGTTTCGTGTTTATATGCTTAAACAACTCCGTGCTTTTACTATTAATCTTTGCAGGTTTGTAAAAATATGAAGTTCCTATTAATATACGTTCGCTTAACATTATTTGTTTTAAAACTTCGTTCCAAGTTTCATCTACCCAACCTGTATTTACTTTAATACTTTTTTTACCGTTAGCGTTAAATACTTTTCTTTGTCCTTCATAACCACTATAATTATAACTATCTGTTTGTAGTAAATTATATTCCGTGTTTTCAACGCTGAACGTGTCGTTACTTGCCTTAAAAAAATATTCTGTTTGCCAAGCTCCGTACCTATTTATAAAGTCAATTCTAACAGGTGTATATTTGCATTCGTCTTGTGGGTAAAAATTATAAGTTGCAACAACATCAGGTGTTGTGTCTAAAATTTCTAATTTATTTCCAACTGTTACATTTGCGGACTTTACTCTTGGTGCATCAAAAGTTCCCGCTGACAATACGTTTGTTGTAACCAAAGGCGTTGAATGAAAACTTGTGTATTTTAATGTAAAACCTGTGCTATCTGTTATTCGTATTTTTCCCGAGTCCCCTGTAGTGCTATAATAGTAATCGCCTTCGTCAAGTCCGTAGTCACCTAAATTAAAATTGTAACCGTCTTCGTAATACGTGTATCCGTCAAATGCTATGTAATCAGTTGTGTTTAAAAGTGTATAAGTAGAACCTACTAATTTATAACGTTTTACCCTTACGTTTACACGTTCGTTTGTAGGGTTTGTTGTAACATTAATAACAGAAGTTGGTTCTGTAAAACTTATGTATTCTCTAATATACGGACTTATGTCGTAAAGTGTTTCAACATCGTTTGACGCTGGTATTAATTTACTTAACGTGTATTGCGGACTTGCTGAAAAAGTTGTTGCGCTTAAAAACAATTCTACCTTTGAACCGTTTTGTCCACTTTCAGCAATCCTAATTAAATACGGTGAACGTGCAAATATATTAGCCATTATTTCTTTTCGTTTTTAAATTGTGTTTCTTTAAATAAATTTATTGCATCAAGTCCAAACTTTTCAACAAGTTCTTTAGGCAATCTTTTAAATGCAGCTTCAAATGGTTTTGTAAAAAATAAGCTTGGTTTAATTCCTTGTGCAAATATTCTTTTCTGTAACCAAAAACCCAAAGTTTTATAACCGCCTTTTGCAAATGTTCCGTCTGCATTTCTAAATCTTATATTCTTTTTTTGCGCCCATCTACTCAAAGGTTCAACAGGTGGCATTTTACTTTTAAAACTAAATTTACTATTCGGTGCTTTTTGTTTTCCGTTTTTTACTAAACTTGGGTTTGCGCCCTTAACTCCTTTGTCTTGAAATTGTCCGTATTGGTTCATTTCAAAGTCCATACTGAACGAATTAGGCATTGCCTTAACATTTCCCTTTAAACTTTCGTAAAGTCCTTTAGAAACGTTTTTTTTATCGCGTGTTAAATTCTTTCGTGCTTCTGCAATAACGTAATTACGAAACCTTTCAAGTTCTTTTTGTACTTCCGATTGTTTCATCTTAACAAATTGTCATTTCGTTTGGTGTAACTATGTCAAATGTCATTGTCCAACCTGCCATATAATTCTCAAACCTTTCAGTAAACGGTTCTAAACTTGCAGTTCCTTCAACCATAAATAAGTCGTATGCTAAACTTCCGTGTTTTATTATTTCGTACGCCCTGTTTAATACTGCGTGTTGTGTATTCAAAACATCTATTTCGTTGTCGTTACCTAAAAAAATATTTGTTGTTGCGTTCTTGGACAAATCAACTACGTCCATTGCAATAAGACTTATATTCCAAGTAGTTGTCCGTTCGTCTAACGTGCAGTTATTTACCATAATATGCAACAAGGGAAATATTGTTTGTTTGCTTAAATCAACTTTAAATATGTCGCCTTGTGTTACTGTGTTTACAATAACGTCTGCGTCAAAGTGTGTTTTTAATTTGTCTAATAAGTTGTAATAACCTGTCATTTTCGTAATTTATTTAATTGGCGTTGTTCAATTTCTTGCTTTTGTTTTTCGAAGGTGAGATAGGTAAGACATTGAGTAAGTCGATAGCTGGTGACTGTGTCAAATCTTGTAATGTCCCCTTGAGCGAGTGCATAAATTGATTGATACCAACCCCATTGCTTTCCAAATTGAGCTTGTTCGCTAAACTCGTTTGCGTCTTCTTGTTCGTCTTTATCTGACGTTCCAAATAAGTAAGCGTAGCTGTCAATAATTCGCTTCCTAAATTCCAAAAAAAAATACTTGAACTAATCGCTATGTCAACAGGCGTGAACTTCATTAACTCGTGCATTTCTGCCATTGGTGTATAATCAACTATTTCGTACTTATCTTTGAACTTCATCTTTATAGGGCGGTACATAACAGCCATTGCTTTGTGGTAGTTTTCCCACTTTAACAAATTGTTTTCTAAATCTACGTATTCTCCAAAACTTATGTCTTCAAGATTAGTTATAAACCCAAATTCCTGTGTTCCTATTTTAAACGTTGGTTGAAACTTTGGCTTCTGTTCAAACAGGTTTTTAAAGTGTATAATTAATTCGTTTAAACTTGTAAGCTTCATTTTGACAATATCCTTTAATTCTATTCCGCAGAAAATTTGTATCATTTTTTGCGCTATAAATTCTTCGTCGTTGCTTCCTTCCTGAACCTTTAAAAATTCTTGGTAGCTTTTTAATGTAATTTCGTTTAAAGTTGTTGGTACGTTTATTTCTAACTTCATATCTTAATAATTAATTATTCGTGTTTTTGTTGTGTTCGTTTTTTTGTATGTAATCGTAAGTTTGTTTTAGCATATTAATATCTCGGATGTCACGTAAATAAATACGAACCTTTACACCTTTTTTTTGGTAGATGTAAATCTGTACGCATTGCATCATTATTTCTAAATCGTTCATCGTATAAAATATTGTCCGTGTGTATTGTTTAACCCTAAAGTTTCCATTTCGTGGTATCTAACAGCATCAATAGCGTGGTCGTTTTTGCCCTGTGGTTTGTTTAATGTTTTACCAGACTTGTCGGCATCCCAACAATACGCCCTTAATTCTTTAATTAGGTTTGTGCTTTGTGAAGTAACTAAATAATTTTGCGACTGCATTATTTGTATTCCGTAGTTTACACTATCTGCGCCCTTTGTTACTCCTTTAATTTGTTGTCCTGTTCTTCGTATTTCTTCAATGCTTTTTGGTTCGGAACTATCCGCGTATGCTATTACGTGTTTTTGTAGTTTCTTTGCTATGTCGTTATTCAGTAAACTTGTTTGATAACATATTTCGTTAAGTATTCTTTGCCCGTTGTAATTGTAAACTTCAACTATGCTTGTCGGGTCGTTTGAATACCCGAAGTCTAAACCGTAACCAAGTAACCGTGCTTCAGGCGGTATTGTGTCAATTAGTTTGTAGTTTGAAAATATAACTCCTTCTAACATTCCGACTAAACCTTCGCCATATACTCGCCACCAATTTGCCCAATAACTGCTTGTCGTGGCTTTTAAGCGGTTCTTTTCTATTTCCGTTACTATTCGTTCATCTAACGCTTCGTTGTCCTTGTACGTTAAAATTAAAAAGTCTGTGTCGGGTTCGTCTTTTAGTTCGGTATGCACCCAAAATTCATTAGCTGGGTTAAAGTCAAGGTATATTCGTTTTTTTGTACGTATTGCAAGTTCGTTGTAACTTTCAAATGTTACGTTGTTACATTCGTTAATATAAAGTATATCGCGTCTTGCACCCCTTAATTTTGAGCTATCGTCTGCACTAAAAAATTCTATATAAGAACCGTTTGAAAATTCGTAACGTAATAAAGATTTGTTAAACTTGTCTTCAAAGAACCTATTACTCCAACGCATTATTTTAACAAAGTCTTTTAATGCGCCCCTACGTAAGTGTGGAATGCTTTCTGCAACAATACTTATTTCCGTGTTTTTGTGCTTTGTAGCTATGTCAATTAATAACGGAATAACGCCAAAAGTTTTACCCGCTGAAGTACCGCCTTGAATTATTTTTATTCGCTTGTCTAACTTTGCAATTTTACTAATTGCAGTCGTCCGTATTAACATCAGGAAATAAAGGTTGTTCTATATTTGTTTGTTCTATTTGTTGAACAGGCGCACCGTAGCCACTATCCATAAGTGCTTTGTATGCTGAAACATCGCCGTCGCGCATTTTTTTAACCATTGCTAAAGTTCCTAAATCTTCTTGCGACAAAGTTTCTTCAACGCCTGTTATTGGGTTCTTTGCCTTTTGTGTTGTTTCTAACCAAAGACGTGCTATTGTGCTTCGGTTTCT